TAATAGCTGACAAATTTAACAGAATAGCTCAAGGCAAATTAAAGCGACTGATAGTGTGCTTGCCACCAAGACACTCTAAGTCTGAATTTGCGTCTACGTTTTTTCCAGCATGGATGATGGGATTAAACGGTGCTTTAAAAATAATTCAATGTACTCACACCGCAGAATTAGCAGTTCGATTTGGACGTAAAGTAAGAAACTTGATAGACAGTGAAGACTTTAGGCTTATTTTTCCAGAAATAAAATTACAAGCAGACAACAAATCTGCTGGACGTTGGACAAGCAACATGGAAGGCGAGTTCTTTGCTGCTGGTGTTGGTGGTGCTATTACAGGTCGTGGTGCAGATTTATTAATTATTGATGACCCACATTCAGAGCAAGACGCTTTATCTCCTAAATCATTAGAATCTGCTTACGAGTGGTACACATCAGGACCTAGACAAAGATTACAGCCGGGAGGCACTATTGTTATAGTAATGACACGTTGGAGTACCAAAGATTTGGTTGGTAAAGTAATAAAAAAACAAGGAGACGACAACGCAGACCAATGGGAAGTTATTGAATTTCCAGCAATTATGCCAGAGTCTGGTAAACCATTATGGGGTGAGTATTGGAAAAAAGAAGAACTTTTGTCAGTAAAAGCCTCCTTACCTGTTTCTAAATGGAACGCACAATGGATGCAAAACCCTACTTCTGAAGAAGGTTCTATTGTTAAGCGTGAGTGGTGGCAAAAATGGGAAGGTGAAGACATACCTGACTACAGTTACGTTATACAAAGCTATGACACGGCTTTTTCTAAGAAAGAAACAGCAGATTATTCAGCCATAACAACTTGGGCTATATTTACTGACCGTGATAACGTAGAGCAAATTATTCTGTTAGATGCAAAAAGATTTAGAGTGGATTTTCCTGAGTTAAAGAAAATTGCTTTTGATGAATATAAGTATTGGGAGCCAGACTGTGTGCTAATAGAAGCAAAAGCATCTGGAACACCATTAACGCAAGAATTAAGACGCATGGGCATACCTGTTACTGCTTACTCACCAAGCAGAGGACAAGACAAAATAGCCAGAATGAACAGCGTAGCTCCTATTTTTGAATCTGGAATGGTTTGGGCACCAGACGAAGATTATGCAGATGAAGTGCGAGAAGAAATGGCATCATTTCCATTCGGAGATCATGATGACTATTGTGACTCTGCTACCATGGCTTTGATGCGATTTAGACAAGGTGGTTTTTTATCTTTAAAAGAAGACTATCAAGACGAAGTGAAATTTTTATCTAAAGACAGAACGGTGTATTATTGATGAAGATATTTATAACAAGATTTGTACACGACACAAAAGAGTATGAAGGTCCTGACATCCATGCTGAAGATGAACAACAAGCAGAGCTAATAGCAGAATCACAAGGTTTGATTTTAGAAGGCGAGCTCACAGATTTATTTTCTTTGGGTGACGAAATGCGACCTAGAGTGCTACACTAAAAAATTATGGCAATAGACAAAGCATTAGGAACAGAAAACGACCCTGACATTATTGATCAAAATAGGTCAATAGAAGTAATACCAGAACAGTCTCGTCAAGAACAAATTAACGATGCTGCACAAATTTTAGTCAACGAAGAAGAAGTACTTGTAACTAATGAGATAGAAGAACAGCCCATGCCAGACATGGCGTTTGATTCTAATTTAGTTGATTTTATAGACGAAAGTGAATTAAGCAAATTGTCTTCTGACTTAATAAGTTCAGTAGAAAGCGACAAACAATCAAGAAGTGAATGGGAAAAAACTTACACAGAAGGTTTGCAGTATCTAGGCATGAAATTTGACGAAGCCAGATCACAGCCATTTGAAGGTTCTTCTGGCGTAATTCATCCGATCCTAGCAGAAGCAGTTACCCAGTTTCAAGCACAAGCCTATAAGGAAATGTTGCCAGCTAAAGGTCCAGTTAAGACAGAAATAATTGGTGCAAGAACCATAGAAACTGAAAGCCAAGCCGAGAGAGTTCAAGAGTTTATGAATTATTACATTATGAATGTAATGCAAGAATACGACCCAGAGCTAGACATGTTGTTGTTTTATTTACCACTTGCTGGTTCTGCCTTTAAGAAAATTTATTTTGATTTGGTTACAAACAAAGCAATATCAAAATTTATAGCACCAGAAGATTTAATTGTGCCTTACGAGGCTTCGGACATGTCTTCAGCAGAAAGAATAACGCATGCTATTAGCATGTCTCTTAATGAAATAAAAAAACAACAAGTTACAGGTTTTTATGCAGACGTTGAAATAAATGATGAAGATTACAGTGAAGACGATTCTGATATTAAAACGCAAATTGATGAAATACAAGGCATAGAATCAAGTTACAGAGAGGACAGAAACAGAACCATTTACGAAATACACACGGTTTTAGACATAGAAGGCTTTGAAGACGTAGATGCTAACGGAGAACCTACAGGACTTAAACTTCCTTACATTATTACTATTGATGAGGCTTCAGAAGCCGTTTTGTCAATTAGAAGAAATTATTTAGAAAGTGATCCGCTTAAAAATAAAATAAATTATTTTGTACAATACAAATTTTTACCGGGATTAGGCTTTTACGGATTAGGACTGTCACACATGATAGGTGGCTTATCCAAAGCATCTACCTCTATTTTAAGACAACTTATAGACGCTGGAACATTGGCTAATTTACCAGCTGGATTTAAAGCCAGAGGCATGCGAATACGGAATGAAGATGAGCCTTTGCAACCCGGTGAATTTAGAGACATTGATACTACAGGTGGCTCATTACGAGAAAATTTAATACCTTTACCTATCAAAGAACCTAGCAATGTACTCATGCAGTTACTTGGTTTATTGGTTGATTCTGGTAAAAGATTTGCAGCTATAGCTGATATGAACGTAGGTGATAGCAACGCAGCCATGCCAGTTGGCACCACAGTAGCTTTGTTAGAGCGTGGTACAAAAGTTATGTCGGCAATTCACAAGCGTTTACATTACGCACAAAAGAAAGAATTTCAGTTGCTTTCAAAAGTTTTTGCAGAGTATCTACCACCGCAATACCCATTTGCTATGGGTTCTGGTTCGGTTGAAATAAAACAACAAGACTTTGATGGTCGAGTAGACGTTGTGCCAGTGTCTGATCCCAACATATTTTCACAAAGTCAAAGAATTACTCTTGCACAAGAACTTTTACAAATGGTGCAGTCAAACCCACAAATACATGGTCAACAAGGTTTGTACGAAGCCTACAAAAGAATGTATGCAGCTTTAGGTGTAGACAATGTAGAGTCTTTAATACCAGCACCGCCCGACATGACACCTAAACCAATAGACGCTGGTACAGAAAACAGTAGCTTAATGTTAGGACAACCAGCACAAGCGTTTGAAGGTCAGAACCACCAAGCTCACTTAGACACACACAGAAGTTTATTTTTGACTCAAGTGGTTAAGGAGAATCCGCAGATACAATCAATAATTATTAGTCATTGCATGCAACATTTACAGTTTTTGTCTGCCGAAATGTCTATGGAGCAAATACCACAAGAAGTACAGATGCAGTTACAACAAGTACAAGGTCAAATGCAACAAATGTCTCCACAAGAAGCACAACAGATGCAACAACAAATACAGATGACTTTAGATCAGTACAGTTCTCCAATAATGGCACAGTTGACATCTGAATTCTTACAATCGATAGGTCAAGGCGAAAGCGAAGACCCATTAGTAGAAATAAGAAAATCTGAGTTGGATTTAAAAGACAAAGAATTAAACATGGACTCAGAACAGTTTATGCAAAAACAAAACCAACGAGCACAAGAACAAGAAATTGATAGCAATTTGCAAGAACAACGTATAAATGTGCAAAAAAATATAGCTGATGATAAACTAAATGTAGCTATAGATAGATTGCGACAAAACGCTGATCTAAAATTGTTAGAATTAGAAACAAAAACGAGGAATTAAAATGGCAACATCATTTAAAATAAAAGCAGTAGAAGAGTTACGCAAAGCAAAACAATTAGAAAGAGAAGCAGAAGCAACAGCACACGCACAGTCAAAAGCAGCTAAGTATGCTAAAAATGTAGTCAATGAAAAAAGAATTGCAGACAAAATGGCTAGATTAGAAAAAGGTGAAGAACCTGTAGCTGTAGCTGTAGTT